GCCTGAAGTTCTACGGAAAGCTACCTCGGCTTTATCAGCCGCTAATGCTGCGCCTATGGTTGCGTTGATAAACGACGATAGCCCTACTGATGCGAGCGTATTGAACATCTCCCGAGCGCTGTTTGTTCCGCCGGCCAATGACCTCGAAAACTTGACGATGTTCTCAACGTTAAAGAGCGGGCTCTTGTCGTATGCCTGGAATAGTCCTCCCATGGATGTTGCCAAATCTTTGGCGTGACCAACTGCCTCTTCCATGCTGGTGACATATTTCGAGTTTTCTCTATTCTTGATCTTAAGGAGTTCTTTTTGCTTTTCAAGCCGCTTGGTCTCCGCGTGGGCCCACTCTGCTAAGTCACCGTTTTGCAGCAATCGCCGATTCACTAGCCGAATCTGATCGTTCAGATGATCGATTTGTTGTTCATTAAAGGAGATCTCCCACTCTCGAGACTTTTTCTGTTCCTTGTATTTATCTATTATCTTTTGTTCTGCTATAATTTTTTCGTCGAGTCGACTGATTTGGTCCGCAAGTTGGTCGGCAGTTACCTCTTGGTTTTTAATCATCTCATTCTGTTTCGCCAGGTAGTCGGCGGCAGTCGCACCCATTTGCTCGAGTAACTTATTCCAGTCTTGTTGCAACGCCATCGCTTTTTCAATGAGTTTAACCTGTGCAGCAGTTATTTTGTTGGGATCCCCGATGTCAGCCACTAAATCTTTCCTCTTCTTTATCTATTGAGCGCAAACTTCACTGAAATAAATAGTTTTATACGAAAAAAGACAGGACTTATTACTGGTCCTGCCTTAAAGTAAGTTCTCTAAATTGACTTCATCGGATTATTGTTTGCTGTCAATGTCTGGGTGTTCCCGCCAGATTGACCTTTTGAGGCTTTTTCCATCGCTTCATTCTCGGTCTTCAACTGCTTTACCAGCCTATCCACGAACCACTTGCGAAGTCCCACAGGTAGATTGTATGCTTCGGAGAAAGACCAACCTCCGGAATACTTTAAGAAAAAGAACTGCTCATACACGTTCTCCATGTAATCATTGGCTAGGCCAAAAAAAGTCCGCGGTGAGCGGCACCTCCATCTCTTGTTCAAAACCGCATTCTTCGCATTCGTATTCTTGTGTTAGGTCGATGTTTGGGGAGGCTAGCTTATAAGCTCTTCGTAACCATCGTGAATCACGTGAAGGCATATTTTCCACTAAAGTCTGGATCATCGCCGAACTGGAATCGCCTGCGACTGACTCAAGCATAACATTCAATTGTGTGGTTACGGCTGAGTTCTCCATTCTTTTTCTATCGTTTTTGTTTGTTGGACTACTCGCGATCTCATCTACGCCTGTCATCAGCCTAAAGGTTACATCTAGCTTAAGTACTGGCAGCGTAACACCAAAGGTGCCATCGCCGTTATCTGTAATCTCTATGTCCTCTCTTCTGTCTCCTGCATAAACATCTGCCTCGTTAAGGTCAAATGTATAAGTGGAAGCCTTTGTGCATGAAGGGCAAGTTATCTTTGTTGAATAGTCGCTGCCATAGCCTGAAACGCGGGCTGCGATAACAAGTGCGTTGCGATCTCCTACTAGTAGGGAGCTAGCCTTGACTGATTTATCAATTATGATGCTCTGAAGGAGTCTCTCTATCGCTATTCCTTTTTTAAGGAGTGTTCTCGATGTAAGAAGATCCTCTTCCTTGGCTGTCATGTGGCGGATTTCTATGCTGTCACATCCATGCAATGGATGTTCGGGGCTATAGAACTTTCCTCTTGAAGGCAGTTCTACAAACTCGGTTGGTACAACGAATGAAAATCCTGTGTTTTGTGTCGTTTGGGGAGCTTCTGCTCCGGTCTTAGGTGTGGAATTTCCACCACCTAGACGGTCTCTGTTTCTCGACAAATGTCACCTCTATGTGTGTTTGGTATTGTTATTCTGTAACTGCGGTTGCCGGGATTGGGGGGCCGCTGGCAGGTTGGAGACTTGCCCAATCGTATTTCAACGTCATGCTCACCTCTGTAAGATCGTCTCCACCGTATTCTAAATCGCCAAATTTAAGGTCTGTCACCCAAGCATTGTTTAGAGTCCAGCTTTCTATTGCGTTCCCGTCGCCGTTGAGGGCTTCAATAGTAACCTGTCCAAGCGCAGCCGCGGCGGATGCCTTTGTCATGGTCGAAAGATCATTAGCAGTTGTTGGTGGATGGTAGCCACCATTGTCAATTAATGTCATCAACAGAGCCGCAACATCTGGATCTTGTGGATCAACCATTGTAATTGCAACATCGTTCCAAGTAACAGAACCGGGATAGTAAAATGTGTGATTCAAGTATTTGTGCTCTGCAGACGCAATAGTAAATGATGGCTTTGCTGCAGTCTTTGCCCACCACATAATAGGCTCGCTTGAGAGCCCTGTGACTGAAACTCTAAATCTAAACTTTCTCTTTGGATCCTGAAGACCCCCGTTTGTAAAGTTATCACTCCAAAATGCCATGGCTAGACGCTCCTTTCTGTTGACGCAGTACACGTCTCAAAAATAAATAGTATGATGGGAGACTTCTCTCCCATTCTTTTGTTAATCGCCTTAGTCATCGAATGACGCTCCGGTAGAAGCAATTGTGAAGTCAATGGCGATGTATTCTATAGCACGGGTCGGTTTAACCATAATCTTTGCGTATAAAATGTTCTGATCAATCAAGTCGGCGGTTGTCGTCGTCTTATCCAGAATCAGTCTGTAATCCGAAATACCGTATCCAGTGAGGACGTTATCAAGGAATGGCTGAATGAGACCCTTGAAACGCAACCATGTTGCGTCAGTGTTCTGCTCAAAGATAACCTGTGTGGCTAGGATTGAAATTTGTTTCTTCATGTAGATGACCAAGCGTCGTACGTTAATACGGTCAAGGGCAGACTCACGCTCTTGGAGAGTCTTCTGACCGAATACAACGATCTGGTTTCCGGGGAAGGAAGCGATCGGGTTGATACGCGACTCGTATAGAGTATCACGCTCTTTTGAAGTCAGGCGTTCTGAGACACCAACAACTGGGATTCCTGCGGCTCCATCAGAGATGCCTCCGCGGTTGAATCCTGCTGGGGCGAACCATAGGTCTGATTTCTTCTCGGATGAGGCGAGAACGCCCATCATTGCAACGGAAGGCGGAGTCCAGACGCGTTGACCATTGTCATCACGTGTTTGAACCCACGGGTAGAAGGTTGCGCCATAAGAGGAGTCAATTCTTCTGTTTCGGAGGGTCGTTGCGGCTTGAGATGGTGTGGTGCCATGGCGCTCACTCTTAGCTGACTTGTACTCTTCGTGTGAAGGAATGTAGATGTCAGGAAGATCGATAAGAGCCAATGCATCACCACGAGATTCGCACATACGAACCATGTGTTTAGTCAATGCTTCATGGGTCAGACCCGGAGCAGCCAACAAGTTCATGTCAATCATCTCCGCGTCGGCTACTGTGTCAATCGCGCGGCGATAAGTGTAATATGCCATGCTGTTTTGATTTGTAGCTGTGCCTGTTCCGGAACCACCTGCTCCTGGAATAGCTTTGTTGTATACAGGATCTGGCAGCGTGATGTCAAACCCGTCGTAGCCGCCACAGAATGGTGCGGTAAAGCGGTTAATGTCTGCGTCAAGAAGCGTAGTGTAAGAAGAGCTTGTTGCTGATTTCTCACTAGCACGAGAACCAGAACAATAATGGTATCCACTATTAACTGTGTCTTGCACAACGTCATCAAGCGAAAATACATAAGAGTATCCATCGACACCAGTTGCTGGAGTTCCCGTCACAGGGTCAGCAACACTAGCTGCTAGCCATCTACGTGAAGCGTCTGCAACACTAGCATCGAAGTCGTTGCTGGTGGTTGCTCTGGTTGTCTGAAATCCGAAGTAAGGGTCAGAAACACCGCCATCTGAAGATGAGTGGCGTAGTCGTGTACGTGGGAAGCCAAGCATTCCGGTGTTGGCGGCCGAGGCTGAGAATGGCACAAGAGAACCATTGATTATGGCAGTGGGGGAAACAACCATAAGACCAGCAAAATCGCCTGAGCCACTTGCAGCGGCTGCTGTGCTAGTAAAGCGAGGGGGGCCAAAGTAACCGAACGGAAGCAATGTTTCGAGTCCGGGTGCGCCGGTCTCGATGGCTTCGTCTAACTCAACATACACATATGCGGATTGGTTATCATACTCTCCATAAGTTTTAAGACGACGTGAAGCTGAATCCCACTGAGTGTACTTGTTACCGATCTTGGTACCAATGAAGCTAGGGGATGACGGATCTAACGAACAGCCATCAAAACGCTCGAGTACTTGAATGTTATCATCTCTATCGTCGATTTCGCGGATTACCACACTGAAAGTACCGTAGTCGCTTGCAGCTGCTGTTGACTGACGAATTCTCTCGATTGAAACCTTGCAGTTTCTCTGAAGCCATTCGCCGTGTCCTCGTCCAACTAAACGGAAAAGTCTTTGGGCGTCTTGTGGAACATAAGAAGCGGGCGCGCCCAAGTCCTGTCCAATAAACCAGCCTGCTTTAGCTTCTGATGATGCAGCTTGCATGCTGTGTGGTCCTGTGGACACTGTGCCACTTAGCGCGATTGGGAGCATAACACCATGAAGCGCAGCGCTAGTAAGATCTGTTCCGCCGTCTCCTGTCAGGATAGTGGCGTCCACAAAGCCATCACGCATTTCCTGCATGAAGCTTTCGCCTAGCCAATAACTCTTGTGAGAACTATTGGGGAAGAAAGTACCTGCATCGGAAGCCAACTGTGGGTTTGTGTTAAACTTAGCGCGAATAAAGTTATCGTCTGTATCATCAAATCCAAAGTTAACTTTTTCTTCGCCCATTATGGCGCCGGAAATAACAGCAGTGAAACGGTTATTGCTGTCTGTGCCTATGACGCCACCGAGCGAACCAGTAGTGGCGCCGCCAACGTCCTGTTTGATCGCACCAGAAAGAACAATTGTTGAGCCAGAGTGTAAATACCAGATTCCTGCTAAAATACCGGGCTTTGTATTATCGCCACCCATTTCAGTGTCGGCACTAGATGATGGCCAAACCCAAAGTCCGTAAGCACCACCATTGGTGTCGGCTGCAGCAGCAGCGTTATTGGTTGTTTTCCAGCCGGCTTTACCGGCACCAGACGCGTTAGCGTCTTCTTGCCCGAGCAGACGGATGTAGGTTAGAGGTGCAACGTTCGCATTTAAGAACGCCTTTGCAGCATAGGTACCATACATAGGGGACTGTTGGTTACCATTACGATATACGTCTCCGCCGGCTGAGCCGGGGACAGTCTCTCCAAACACTTCAACAAATTGTTCGTAAGACTCTACCTTGATAGGAGTCATTCCCATTCCCTTTGAAGAGCGACCAATCACAACCGGCCCTATTGCGGCTGCGGTCTTCGGGATGTTAGAGTTATCGATCTCGTTAACGAAAACTCCGGGAGATACAAATTTAAAATTCTTTACTGGCATGTTTCAATTCCTTTTAGAGCAATAGCGAAATAATTGCTATCACAATCATAAATAAGTAGTATTTTTATTTTCAAAAAGCTCAGGCAACTTAAAGAAAACCCTCAAGCTACGTGTCAAGTATCCTCTATGAATGTTAATTGCCCTGCTGGCATGACACTTTCAGATGGGAAACTTATCTCAACGGCGTTTTCCTCCATTATTAGAATAGGTCTATCGTCGTTGTTTTCCTCCCCCATTAGGTACCCCAGTACCCTTATCGTTATCTCTGTTGTGAACTGCCTATCTGCATCACCCAGTGTGGATGTCACATTATTGTGCGAGAAGTTTTGATCGATAAATGCTTCGTACCTGTGGCCATTCTTAAGTAGGATCATTGAATTGATCTGTCCTGTTCTCGCGAGAAAAGGTGTCATTAGTGTATTGATCTGTTGTTGGTACTCTGTTCTCAGAGAAATCTTGTATTCTGTGTTAACGTAAACAGGGATCGGTATTGATAGAGTTTGAACTACTACCTTCTTGTTTTCTCGTGGATAATATCTCTGCTCTGCTTCTGGCAAGTTAGTGCGGGTACCTGATGCGACCGCAAAGTTACGCGTCTTATCCTGTACTATTCTCTTTGCGACTACCATCCTTCCCGTACGTCCATCGCCTTTATCTGAATAAGTATGTGCCTGATAGCCGCCCTTGCGAGCAGGGTCCTTTGTAATGCTTGTCCTCTCTATACTGATGAGGGGCAGCTTAAGGGCACCAGATTGCTCACGGAGAGACTTTTCATTCTTGATCTGATAGGATCTTTCTGGAGCTTGCCATAATACCGGTACCTGTCTGTATCCTTCATTTGTTTTTACGCTTAGGGATACTTCGTCTTTTATCCAGTCGACCATGGCTGTGTCAATTGTTTCAATTGTTGAAGCCAGCATACTAACTTCAGACAAATCATACTCGCCGTCGGTGCCTAGTGGGAGCATTGCAAAATCAAAATCATCAGGTAGCATCGAAAAGCCCCTTTCTGGCGCGCTTACATGTCGCATTAATCTCAAAGCTATGATCGACTTGTCCGAATAGCTTCTTTGGTTCCTCAAGTTTCATAATCTCATAATAAAAATCACCGTACAAAACAAAATCGCCTTCTCTAACAAATAAATCTTGATCTTCCGTTAAACGTCGTCTATGAAAGTGTACCGAGATCTCCCAAGTCTTATCAAGTCCGAACCCATCCATATGTTCTGTTCCATAATTAATAAACTCAACTAACGCATACACTCGTACTGGTGAGAGATAGTTTTTCTCCATAGCTTCACCGTAAAGCTCGTGAAAGTTGGTTGTTTCTATGTCGACCGGATAATAGAGGATTTGTTGTCCAATGACTTTCTCTACTAATTCGTCGTTTACTTGCTTTACTAAATCTCTTTCTTTTTTTCCTAAAAAGAGAGGTGGTGGCGGTGCTGCAGGTCTTTCCCATTCGTTATCTGCCATGTTATTATCCTACGAAGATTGGAAGCGGACTGACTGCGAGGGTGCCGGCTGCAGCTTCTGTTGTTTCTTTGTCTGACTTTGCCAATTCTTTATAAGTTACAGTATCTAGGATCTCCATAAGTTTATCTTTAAGTGCAGTCTGCTCCTCTTTAGCTTGTGAGAGGAGTTCACTGTGGTTTAGTGTCACACTCTCACCCGGAATAGGCATCGTTGTAAACTTCCCTCGAATCTGTCCGAGCATCTCCTTGCATAAAGCTAAAGCATACTTTCGAATCCACTGTTTACCGATGGAGTTAATGTTGACATAAGGTATGTTGTCGAATGGGGCGGTGTTCAGGTTGTTCACTCCCTCAATACCTGTCTTAGTTGCGCCATCCTCTTCCCAAGGAGTGATGTCAACCATAAACTTCACCCATACTCGGTCGTCATAGCCATCACTCCAAGCGCTTGGTGTTGGAAAGAGACGTAATTTATTATTTATTATCTCATAAGCGTAGTTTGAAGTCCTGGTAGTAATGGAATCTTCGTACATCTTCGCTTGTAGTTTGTTCTGCCATGTTGGTATAACTTCGAATGTAGAGTCATCAGAAAATTGACCGTAAGTCGACATATTTCCTACTACTCCGAACCCTCCGTAGTAACCATAGAAGCGCCACATGGCGCGTGGGGACTTATAAAATACTTTTTGAACTATTATTTTCTTGTTATCGACCTTTCCGGAATACTCAACTGAGTTTCCTAGATCATCTACTCCTGAGTCGGAGGCACTTTGGATTATCTCTTGTAGGTCGTAGTCCTGCTGGCGCGCTGTAGGCTTGAAGGAAGCCGAGTATTGCGGTACAGTGCCACCAAAGCCTGCGGCAGCGGCTACACCCTCTCCTACGCGTCGGGAATAGCCTATGGTAAACCTGGGGTATGAGAGGTTTACATTGTCTGGTCCGCTAATCTTCTCGCCCTTATGATCAAATGTGCCGGTTGGGGCTCCGAGAAACGATGATAGCGCGTTCTTGGACTGATGAAGGTTGATAATGTAGGAGTATTCTAAAACCGACTCCTCATAAGCAGCATAAACATTTGATGGGGTGAGTTCGATGTCAACGACATCTCCACCGAGTTTCTTATAAGTATAAGATACTTGAGCTGAGGCGCCTGAAAGGAATTCTACTGAGCCTGTGTAAATCCCAAACGGGCAGGCGGCACTGACGTTCGCCTCGGAACCTGTCGATGTTAGGACAATTGTACTAGTTTCTGATACTGGATTTAAATTTGTTGGCATTTAGAGATCTCCCGCTATAATAAGTAGTGTGATAGTATCTAAGGTGCCCGAGATGTTATAGCGACGAACCAGCTAAAGCTATTAAACAACAAAAAACCCCCACCTTCCTAGGAAGATGAGGGTTTTTATGTCACTTTCGTTAGTGAACTAGTCTGTTACCAGAACTAGCTACCGCTAACACCCAAGAGACCTTGGACGACAACCAAACCGTAAAGGTCAGGACGTACCATTTGCTTAGCGTAACGAGTCATCACGCCCTTGCGAGGTACGAAGTCCTCTGGTCCAAAGATGGTAGGAGTCGTTTGGAGAGGCACGTATGGTGCGTACACATATCCGCTTTCAAGGAAAGAAGATCCGCGACGTCCAACGAGAACCACGTTACGAAGGAAGTAAGGGTCAACAATGACGTCCCACTTCTTGCTCAGTGATCCAACCTTAACTGCTCCAACAGAACCAGACTCATCATCGTGAGTTACACTAGCACGGAAGCCAGCAGTAAACTCAAGGATGTTGGCAACTTCAGGTCCGCAGACGATGAAGTTAGCGCCACCGCGAAGAGTCTTACGATGGATCTGTGCAGATACATCATTGATGGTCTCCGCAAGAGTCTCGTACCACTCAGACACGGTACCGGTGAAATCAGGAGCCGATGTATTAGCACCAACCTCTGCACCAGTTTCGCGGTTCAAGAACATACCGGGTGAACGTGACCAGTACATTGTACCAGCAGTTGCACCGTTAACAAGGTCAGCAAGAATCTCACGGTCGATCTCAAGAGCGATTTGCTCAGAAAGAATCGAAGTAAGTTCTACCTCTGCATCCAAGTTGTGGTAAGCGTTGAGGTCTTGACCCAATTCGGGTGTCCACTTAGCTTTCAACTTCTTGGTTTGTGCAGTTACAGCAATACTGTCAACCTTGATGTCAATCTCTGGAATCTCGGAGTTACCTTCAAGTCCCCAAATAGTTGCACCAACGACAGAACCCATGGCGCTTGACGCGTTGAAGTTGTCAACGATAGGTCCTTTAACCTTTCCGGAGTCCATTATGGCGCCGAGTGCTACTGCTGTGTCAGATTCTGTCAACTGACCGGGTTCATCCGTAACTAATACGAACCGAACCGCTGCAGCTTGACTAGTCAGACCCGATTGATATGGAGCACCACGTGAATCAGAACCTACTCTAGATGTCAGGCGTCGTACCTGCTCAAGATTGGCGATACCCGTGATAGTCCCGATTCCCGTCGCGGCGTTGAGGGCCGTCAAGAGATCGTTTCCGCTAGTTGTTGCGTTGATAGCATCTTCCAGCGTAAATGCAGACAAGTTATTCCAATCAGGATCAGTGAAGTGAGACTCAGCAACATCTAAAACGATGGCGCCATGTCCTGTTTTGCTCAGAAGATCCGGATCCCAATCAAGGATTGTTGCACGTGCATCCGAAGATACTGCAGCTGAACTTGTGAGATGGATCTTAGAAGCAATCCCACATGATGTGAGGGCGGCTGTTGTCGCGGACGCGGAACCAGATGGAGAGCCGTAAGAGTAGCCTCTAGCCGAAGTACGAGGACCAGACTGGTCTGCTCCCATACCACTAACTAAATCAACACCACCAGTAATCTGCGCACCAACTTGATCGGTACCGTAGATTGACTTGTTTTGTACGTTTCCAAAACGACTTGCTTGTGTAGAATCTCCAAGGTTTGGAGAGAACACGAAGTCGAGGAAGAAGATCAGACCCGATGGCAAAGACATCGGCTGAACGCTTACAAGATCGTTTGCAATCAAGCCAGCGAATACCCGGCGAACGATTGGGAATGCAACTGCTGCAAAACCCTCAACATCACCTGCTGACATAGAAGAACTCTCACGGAGTAACTCCTTTGCTTGGTTCTCAAGAAGACGAGCCATGCTCTTCCTCTTTCTTTCGGAATCAAGACCTTCAAGAAGACCTGTCTTTTCCCATTTAGTTAACAATGCGTGCCCTTCAGCGCGCATGTCTCGGTTGACGACACCTTCGGTCAACCTATCAATAATACCAGCCATTTTTAATACCTCCTATAGTAATTGTATTGTATCTATTTGATACCTGCTAGTCTTTTCATCCGATCCGCTATTGGATCAGATGATGCACTTTCCTTGCGGGAAGCGCGTATAACAGTTGCGCGTGAACGACCAATTGCTTCACTCAGCGATTGTGGGCCCCGCTTAGAGGAGCCCTCCACTGTAGTTTCGAGCGTTTGGTGAATCATCTTCGCCTCTGCTACAGAACCAGCTCTCGAAATAGCGTCAGCAATCTTAGTTTTTTGCCGCTCATTTAGGGAGGTATTTCTTAAAACACGGTTCGTGTAAAGCAAGCGAGCATTAGAAAGGTTCACGTGTTGTGTAGCTTCCTTCAACTCTGTTACTGCTTGCTTGTGTTGTTTAAGCGACTCTTTGAGTTGGTTATTTTCGAAAACCAATTCTTCTTGAGCCTGCTTTAAATTCTCTAATTCTTCTTCCATCTCGGTGCTACGACGATGGGCAATTTCTTTTTCCATCTCGTGCTTCTTGTCGCCGGCGCTTCTTCCAGCCCAGCCAGAAAGGTCTGCACCCATGTCTACTGTCAATTCTTCAACGATTGAGTTAATGAGTTCCTCAGAAAGCTCTAGAGTATCTGACTCTGCTTCCTCGAGATAGTTAGGATCTTCTTCTACATCGTCTTCTGCTTGTTGTTCATCGGCTGCAGTGGATTCGAGGACTTCATCATCGTCCTCTGTCAATGTTTCTTCGAGTGATGCTTCATCAAACTCGTATTCTTGTTCGCTCTGCATGTTCTGGATTGCTTCTTGCAATGCACTGAGGTTTATTTCTACTTCAACCTCGTCTCCTTCTGCTTGGAGATTTGAGAGGTGTTCTCCCTCATTCTCTGCTAACCCGTCGGTTGCTGCCAGAGGAATGTCTTCTGCAACTTCTTCTGGCTCTTCTCCTTCGGCGAAGGACTCTTCTGCCGGTAGTTCTTGCTCAGGCTCTGTTCCTAGCTCACCGAGTCCCAGATCGTCCTGCTCTAATAATTGGCTCAACGTTTCTCTGACCTCTTGTGCGTATTTATCAATCACAGTTGTTTCAGCAGTCTTAAGTGCTGCTTCTCTGAGTGCTTTTGCATCGACAATGGCGTCCTTCAATAAACTTGACATTAATGTGCTCCTAGAAATTACAATAAATCAAAATAAATAGTGTTCTCTACAACAAAAGGCATTTTAGGAGACAGGTTATGTGTTAGTAAAGTCATATTCCCACACACATGTTACGTTCACGTCGCTTGGTCCTACGGCTGGGGTCATTTCGATTCCAACTATGTTACCCTCATCAAACGGTGATGAACCACTAAAGGCAAATGTGTATGTTGTGTTTGCTGAAGCCATGCTCACTGTACTTCTTTCTATTAGTGAGCCACCGGCGCTGAAGTCTTCTGTGCCATTGGTACCGACAAATAAATCGAGATGAACGGCGCCGTCCGCCTGGGATGTCTTGGTTCGTACTAGTGCTTTGACCAATCTGCCCCCTGCTGGTACAACGTACTGTTGCAAATAACTTGGACCGGTAGCTTCTACTGTGGATAGAAACGGAATGAAAATCCCAGTGACGCCGGCATTATTAAAATTGTGAATAGTCGTATGCAAACTACGTGCGCGCAATGAGCCTGAGATAGTAGCGGAGCCACTGACCCCTAAAGATGTTGCGTTCAGCCCACCCGAAGATGATACGTTGGTTGCCGAAACTGTTCCCGGCACACTTAAAGTAGGGTTCGCCCAAGTTAGTCCGCTGAAGGCGTCAAGGGTGTTTGTAGCTGCTCCGCAAAAAACCAGACGATTTGCGGTGTAATTGCCAATAGGTAAGTCAGTCAACTCTTGGCCGCTGCCGTAGAAGTTGCTAGCCGAAAT